TCATAGTCCCGCCCGCTGCTTGCATTCATTGGCACGGGTCCGCAGGTGGCCTGCGCGCGTGAGATCCGGTTGGATTGCCAAAGCTGCCGTTCCGACAATGGGAAACCACGACAGGCTACTGCGCGTCTGGCGGGCTTGCTTGTTCGCTGTCTCTTGCCGCTGCAGTTCCTCATGTATGGTGCTGCATGGCCAGATGGAGGGATGTGGCCGTGTCGCTGTTTCCGGGGCCGCAACGCAACCCGCCAAGACGGCAGTTGCCGCCAGAACCCCGGCCAGTTTGAACAGCATATCGACTATCTCCCTGAAAAATTGAAGCGTGCTACTAATATCCACTAAAAACAAAGCATAGTCGATTTATTTGGTCAAGGTATGAAGTCTACTTGGCGACATGGACAAAGACCTCAAGCGCTTCATCGCGGGCCAGCTTCGTGCCTACAGGCGCGCGGCGAAGCTGAACCAAGCCGAGCTTGCCGAGCGGATCGACCGCACCTCCGAGGCGATCTCGAACATCGAACGCGGCAAGAGCCTGCCCGCGCTGGACACGCTGATGGCGATATCGCAGACGCTCGGGGTGCCGATCCGTGAATTCTTCCCCGATCAGGGCTTTGACGACGACAAGAGCCCCAACCGACTGCGGTTGGAGGCCGAGGCGCAAGCCTCCTTGCGCAGCCTCAGCGACGAGCGCGCCAAGATCGCATTGGCACAACTGAAGGCGCTGGCGAGCGCGTAGGGCGGCAAGCGGATTTCGACTACCCCACGCAACCGCGAAACGCGCCGCAGACAACGGCGTCACGGTGGAACACAGCCCAGACGACTGGACCGACACCGGCTGGACCGCGACCAAGGGCGAAGCCAGCTGGACCCACGAACAGGCACCCATCGCCCTCGACGCCGCGATATTCGACGCCTTGATCCGGGCGGAATATCCGGCACTGACGCTGATCGAGGCAGACGGCCTCCAAGTCACGGCGGCGAACGACGAAGGCGAGGAAATCCGGCTGTTCCACGACGCCAAGCCGCCCAAGTCTACCGACCTCGCGGACATTCTCGACGCTGCCGATATCGCGGGCATCGACCCCGCCGAAGGCTACGAGGAAGACGACGATCGGAAGGGCGGATCAGTCGTCGATCCGGGCTACAAGCGCCAATACGCCGAGGACGGGCACCCGAACAACAACGGGGACTGGCTGGCAATGACGCTGGAAGATCTGGGCATCGTCACGCGCGAGGGAAAGAAGACCCGCACGGACGTCCAGACGCTGAACACGCTGTTTGCCGACAACGGCATCGTCACCGAGGATCGCAAATTCGGCGGGGCATTCCACGGCACCGCGCCCCGGTCCAACGGGTGGCAAGGCCGGTTCCGGATGAGCGGCAGGTTTGCAGTTTTTCGGCAGGCGTGCTTTTGTGGACCGCGTCAACAGCTTTAACGATCATGCCTGACACCGGACCAGATAATCGCGCCAAGGGTGCTTTGATTGGCCTCGCCATCGGGGATGCTCTCGGGGCGCCGGTCGAGTTCCAGCCGCGCGGCGGCTTTGCCCCCATCATCGGGATGCGGGCCGGGGGCCGATTCCGCCTGCCCGCAGGAGCATGGACGGATGACACCGCAATGGCCCTCTGTCTTGCCGAAAGCCTGCTTGCGAATCCGGACCTTGATGAACGGGATCTGCTCGAACGCTTTTGTCGATGGGCGCAGCATGGCGAAAACAGCAGCACGGGGGTTGCGGTCGGCATCGGCCAGATCACTCTGCGCCGTTTGGGCGACTTCCGGCGGACCGGATCACTTCATGCGGCCCCGAGAAGCCGGGGGGATGGCAATGGCGCGCTGATGCGGGTAGCCCCGGTGGCGATCCGCCATTTCCGCGATCCGCGAAAGGCTGCTGAAATCGCAATCCGGCAGAGCCGGACCACCCATGCCTCGGTGCTGTCCGAACAATGCTGTGCATTCAGCGTGCAGTTAATTAGTCGCCTTGTTCTTGGCGAGGAATGGAGCACCGCGCTTGCCGAGGCGCAGGTGGAACTACAGGCCCCAGAATTGCTGGCGATGCTTGATCGCTGCAACTCGGCAGGTGAGCCACCTTCTACTGGTTACGTCGTGGACACGCTGGAGGCTGCGCTTTGGGCGGTTTCCCGAACGCAGAGCTTCGAGGAGGCGCTGCTGGCGGCGGTCAACCTCGGCCACGACGCGGATACGGTCGGGGCCGTTGCTGGGCAGATCGCTGGTGCGCGATATGGGTCGGAGGCGATTCCGGTGGCGTGGGCGGAAACTCTCGTTCAGAGAGCGCGAATTGAAAAGCTGGCGGATCTGGTTCCCGGCTGTCATGCTGACCCCAAGAACGGCAAGACCCGCACAGCCGCAAGGAAGTAAAGAAGAATGGCAAGGACAGCTTTGAAACCGGCCGCTTGCGCCCTTGCCCTACTGATCGTCGCGCCCGCCGCCGCGACCCCGCCTGATATAGTCGATCTGCATGACGAGCTGTTCGGGATCGGGCTTGAGGAGGTCTTGGTCCTGCGCACCGTGACCGACAACATGGGCCTGCATGCCACCGGGCTGAGCACGGTGTTCCTAGCCGCGATTGACGGCGCGACGGGCGAGGAAACGCTGTGGCCTCTCTACCGTGCGCGCTTCGCCCCCGACCACGACCGCGATCCGACCGGCAATACGATGGGTATCGAGACATGGCCCCTGACAGATCCCGCCGACCCCTTCGCGATCCTGACCGAGCGCAAGGTCGTGCCCGCCGGGACGGCAGGCCTGCTCTGGCCGCAGGCGGGGACGGTGACGGTGACGCTGGATGCCGAAGGGCTTTCGGTCAGCCACGACGACGGCGCGTCGTTCCACTTGCCCGCCCCGCAACTGGCGGAGATTCTGGAACGCACCACCGGACAACTGGCCGAATTGGCGCAACCTTACAGCCGCCCGAATACGCTGACGCTTGCCGACCTGCTGGCTGGCCGCGACATTGCCCCCGATGGCTGCACGGCATCCGAGGACGCGTTGCTGCGCTTCCCGGCCCAGACCGCGCCGATCCAGCTCGTGCGCATCACCTGCGGCGACCCCGAGGAAGACTTCACCCTCTCGCGCCTCGTGGTGGTGCCCCAAGGCTAGCGGCAGGTAACCGTACGCGACACACATTTGGGTTGTCCCGCATTGTATCTCCGCTGCCACATTTTTGGCCTGAACCAGTTTCGCCCATTTTGTGTGCGTATTCTACGCCCTGCTACCCTGACTGCCAGCAACACAAGAGGAGCAGGATACATGCAACAGGACAAGAACGGCGCAGTCTGGGGAACGATCACGATGGCCATGCCGCAGTTGATCGAATGGCAGATCGAGGGCGGTGAGAACCGGTTGGAGGCGCAGCCTCAGGGAGTTCCTGGCTGCCTTGGCAACAGCCAGCGAGGGGCGTGAGGCCGTGTTGCGGCTTAACCTTGTGGTTTCCCTGTGACGCAGTTTCGCCGTAATCCGGTGACAGTAGGCCATGACACCGAGTGACCGTGCGGTGACCGCGGACATCTTCGGATATGGTGACAAGGTGTCAGACCCCGCCTCCAAGGGCGTCTAAGCACCTCGGAAGTATACTAAAAACGGCGCAGGGGAATGGTGGGCGGTGAGGGATTCGAACCCCCGACATCTTCGGTGTAAACAACTCGACCCTAGCGCAACCTACTGAAAACCATTGAAGGGAACGCTTTTTATTCGGGGGCCAATCGCTGTTTTCGCAATCTGTTCCGGTTCAGGTTGGTTCACTGAACCGGGGAGCACTTCGTAAATCGCCCACCATGTTTTCAGGTCACGCCGCCGAACTTCTTGGCGATCCGCGACCAGATGAACGTTCCAATGGCCAAACCGCCTCCAGCAGCAAGACCAACGCCGCCAGTGATGGCATCGGCAAGCGCGGGAATATTCAGGCAGGCATTGTCCGGCCCGGTCATGGTGATTGCGCCGGTCCAAGCCGTAGCGCCTGCGACGGCGTAGAACGCCACGCGAATAATGAGTGCCAGCATTTTGTGATCCTTTCACATGAAGAACACGAACGCCGCGATGATCGCGCCGCCGATGAGGATTGCGGGGATGGGCAGGAGTGAGCCTGCGGGGGCAGATGGCTTGGTGACCGCAGGGCTTCGGTATCGCTCACGGCAGATGGCCAGTGACCGCTCTACCTCTGCAATGGTGGCGTGGGCCTTGTTCAGCCCGTCGCCAGCATAGTAGGACTGACCGGCGAGGATCTGACGGCTCGCCCCTTTCATCGCGCTGGGGACGGGGAATGACGCCCATTCTTTTGCCAGCGCCAGCATCATATCGTCTGCATCTACCTGGCCATCCAGAAACCGCTGAAATCCTCTCTGCCTCAGCAGGTGCATGCCCATTTCATCCTGCGCGGCTTTGTCGAACTTCCGGGCGACATTGATGCCGGTCGCGGCTACGATGCCTTGCAGGGTCTTGCGGATGATCTGGTATTTTCCAGCCGCCGATGATTTCGCCCCGCGCGCCACGACATTGTTCTGCCACTCCATCACCTGCGCGATGGTCATGGCGGTCAGCGACACCGGGCGCAGGCTTTTCTGGATGCCGCCCCAGACGATTTCATAATCGCCGCGGCTCTCGTATTTGCCGATCAGGTCAAGGATCGGTTCGGCGTGTTTCAGGGTGAAGGCCATGGCAGTTCTCCATGAAAAAAGCCCGCGACAGAGGTGGTGCTCTGCGCGGGAGGTAATCGGGGTTTAGACCAGCTATTGCTGGGAGAAGTGGTGGTGCTCTGTAGTATTGGGGATTAGCGGATTGCGCGGCTGATCCGCTCCGTCAGCCAGATGCGGCGGCAGTGGTCACGCTCACCGAATGCCATATCCATGAGACGCAGGAACGCGCGCCGGGCCGCACAGTCGGGGGCGGCGTAGACGATGGCGCAGACAGGCCGCGCCCTGCCCGTCAGCAGCAGGCCGATAGCTGAGGAAACGCGCCAGTGCAGCATCGCAGCTTCCTTGATTAAGCAAAAATTCAGGTGGACAAAACATCCACGGATCGTGTAGGAAGGGGTGGGAGCGTTTCTTTTCCCCACCCGGTTCGCGATACCTGACCGCCAAGAAAGGTATCGCGAACTATATTTTCCTCATCATCTCGGCGGCTGGGTCTTATCGTCCCAATGAACAACGCGCCCACGGCCAAGCAGCGTCTTGATGTCGCGGTTCTGCTCGGCCAGCATGTCTTTCAGGTCGGCCAGCGTCTCGCGCGTGTCTGATCGCTCGCGGTCGATGCGCTGGTCCATCCGAATGAGATCCTTGGAGTTCGCGTTCACCCTGCCCTCCAATCGCACCAGCCATATCCCCAGCCCGATGAGCGCCATGATGACGGCCCCGAATTCCCGCAGCGCATCAAGCATGGCGGCTCCTGTTGCATGAAAAAACCCGCCGGTGAGGGCGGGTTGGGTTGGGTCAGCTTGTCGGCGGCTGTCTGGTCAGGCCTCGGCCATCGCAATCGCCGCCTGCGCCCATGCCCGAGCCGCCGCACGTTCTTCCGGCGCAGGGACATAATCGCAGATGCCGATGGCGGCGACGTGGCAGGACATTTCATCGACAGCGAACAGCCTGACGCTGACAGTTTCAGGGGAAACCCCTGAAACGATCATGGAATCTACTCCGTTGATCACGCCATGCATGCCCTCGGTATCCGTCCAGATTTCCAGTGTATACCATGTGGCAGCAGATGCACTGTCAGACGTGTCGCTCCCTACACCGGCTAAACCTATTTCAAATACACCTAAAAACCCATTATAGACTACATATATAGGCCCGTGGTCATTCCAGACGGGGGTGTCGATAGCCCTAAACCCAACTATGGCCGGGCTGCTGCCTTGGGGTAGGGCGCCGGGGATCATGAAGGATATGACCAAGTATCTATCTCCCAAGATCAGGTCGCCATCAAGGGCCTCACCTCCTGCGAATTTCAGCACCCCATCTTCAACGGTCGGCTGCGTCCCTGTCATACCCGTCAGGTCTGTCAGATCGTCAGCAGAAGCGGTGAACACAAATTCCGGCAGATCGCCCGGTTCCGGGTCGGGGTCAGGATCACCGCCGCCACCGGTATTGGGATTGGCCAGCGTCCAGTTCGGCATCGGGTCGCCATCGGATGGTTGCCACCGCAACGCCGCGCCCTCAGTTCCGCCCATCCCGACAGGCTCATATGCGGTCGCGATCTCCCATGCGATCTGCCAGAAATACTCTGCCAGAGCCTGCGGCACGGCAGGCTGCGGCCCGTCAAGGCTTTCCCATTCTGGCATGATCCAGACGTTTTCAGCCTCGGTCAGATTGACCTGATACAGGCAGGTCGCCACGAGGCACGACAGGCCATAACATGCGGTAGTGTCGGGATGAATATCATCCCCGAACAGTTCCTGAATATCCGTGATGCCCGGCACCAGATCATTCTGAATGTCGTCGTAAACACGTTCCATCCATTTGTGGCCGGGGAACATCCAAACGCGCCAGTCTTCGGGCAGCGACGGATAAAGCTGTTTCATCTTCCACGTCGCATAGTCTGCCATGTATTTGAAACTGTCCTCATATTCAGGCAGGCCGGTGCGGAACGTATATCCTGCCCAATCGCCGGACGGGATAGGGTTCTCGACGCTAGTTCCGGGGCCGTTCAGAGCAGGCCAGATCGACCACAGGATAACCTCGTTACCAGCGCCATTTTCGACGGTGTTGGCAGTGAACCGGCAGAAATAATCCAGCGTGTTGACCATACCTTCGCTGGTCGTGCGCGGGGGTGGACCGCCCTCGGTGATCATCAGGGTGTGGAATTGGCCGATATCTTCTACAGCGCGTTCGCCCACGCCGATCTCGTCATCGTGGTCCCACCGCCACATCAGATTACTGCCGGGGATGGTGGATTTTATGACGTTGCCCCACGTATCTGTATAGCCGACAGATTCAAGGATAGCCCTCATATTGCCGGGGAACGGTCCGATATGCACATAGGAGTCCGTCAGGCTGTGGCCGCTGTGGACCGACATGGTGGAATTGGTTGATGCCGCGCGGGCGAATTCGCCGTGTTCTGGGTCAGGACCCAACCCCTGAACGACAAACGGTGCGCCCAGATCAGACAGCACAATCGGGATGCCGCGACCGTTCCCCGCCACCTGCATCACAGGTGCGTTCCCCTCGACGGCCCGGACAGGGATGCCGCGACCGTTGGAGGCAATTACGACCGGGATCATTCGGGGGCCTCGTCGGCAACCCATTTGCCGCCGATCCATTCGTAACCAGCGCCGGGTTTCAGCGGAACGCGGATCGTGCCGTCAGGATAGCCGTCCAGAACGTTCTGCGAAGGCTCGCTGATGGCCTGCCAGTATCCGCGATCAGGGTGAAAAAATCCGACTTCTTCCATTAGCGCAACTCCGCCCAATGATTTATGTTTACGCCGCCGCCCTTTAGGTTGGCCCGGTAATAATGACCGTTAGGGACGATGAAACACGGCGACTGCCATCCGTCTATGTTCCCCGAACTCTCCCCGACCGTTATCCACGACCCGGTTCCTGTGGTGCTGACCTGATAGAGGCAGTTATGTGCTGAAATGCTGACCTGGATGGGTCGCCCGGTGGTGTTCTGGTAAACCGTGTTTACGCTGCGGCTCGGGGATGCCCACGATTGCAGGACGCCCATTGTCGCCTGCGCCACACGCAATGGCGTCATGACCTTGTTGTTGACCGCGCCAGCCTGCGCTTCGTTCACAGTGGCAGCGTCAATCGACAGGGTTCGGTTATTTTCCAGTGTCCCGCCGCCGGTCAGGCCTGCGCCTGCGGTGATGGTGGTGCCAGACCCCGCGAGATTGAAGTTCGCTTTCAATGGGCCTTCTGCGAGGCGGACATGAGATGATCCGTCCATCGCAATCAGTCTCGGCAACGTCATCGTGCCAGAGGCGAGCGGCAGAGGATTGAAATCAATCGACAGCGTCCGGTTTGACCCCAGATTTCCCCCGCCAGTCAGGCCAGTGCCGGTGTTGATCTGACGCGACGTTCGAACAACAGTCCCGTCAACCGCCAGCGTCCGATTGGCCGCGCCGCTGCCGCCACCCGTCAGGCCTGCGCCTGCGGTCAAGGTCCATGACTGTTGCATGTAACGGCCATCGCCAGAACCACGGGTTACGATATCCAGCGCCGTTGAAAGTGCTGTGCCGACATTCAAACGGGCCATCAGTGTCCCGCCAGCGACGAACCGGACGGCCTGTCCTGCGACCCAATTTATCCCATCGTCAGAGCTTCCGAACTGCAATCCCGGCGTTCCGTCAGACCCCTCTGGCACACGCAAAGGACCGCTCATCGTCCCGCCCGTCACTGGCACCACCTGATCGTATCGCGGTGCATGTCCAGCCGCGGTTGCCGCCGCCAGCCCAGTGATCCGGTTGCCGCCCATCGGCAGGTTGCCAGACATCCCCGCCGAGCCGTCGCGAGGCAGGCTGTCCGTCAGCGCCTGCGCGATATCCTCCAGTGGGGGGTTGTGCTGCGATGGCTGGATGATCTCGCCAGACACGGCGAAATATCCGGGCGGAAGCGTGTATTGGCCGGAAACGCGGGGCATTGGCTTCTCCATAAAAAAACCGCCCGGTCAGGGGCGGCGTGTTCTTCGATGTTCTGGGTGGGCGAATCGTCTCAGGGGCGATTATCTGGGGGAAAGGGGGATGACATGGCTGACAGTTTCGAAGGATGGGAAATTGCAGGATATCTGCTGTCCATATCAACTCTGAACAACCTTAGGGGATTAGGGGTCCTTGATGACGATCAGGTAGAAGCCATTTACGATGATGTATTGATGGCCCTTGAGGTCAATCAGGCTTCTTCTGGGTCTCGTGCCCCGGAGATTGCGGCTGCTCGCAGGCTGATCGAGATCCAGATCGAGCGCGACAGGCAGACCCGTCCCGAGGCAAGGCGGAAGTAAGCCTCTTCGCCAGATCAAGGCTGCTGCTGGATTCGCTCATATCCTATCCTTTCGATGGCTTCCCCTGCCCGTGATCTTCACTATATTGCGGGGATGTTCAGGCGAGGGGTTGTGATGAGAGGGTTGGTTTTGGATAGGGTTTCGGGATGACGTTGCGAGAATGGATAAAATCAAGTCTGGACTGGGCCGATGTCTTCTGGAGAACGGTCTCAAGCGAAAGCGTTCTTGACTGGCCTTTATCCTATTTTGCATACATCTTAATATTTGGATTTGTCGCACTTGTGGCTTTTTTGCTCATTGTCGCTGTGATTTCCGACACTTTATCAAACATACATAGGCAAGAAAAATATCGCACGATGGAAGCAGAAAGATTGGCGAAGGAAGATGCCGAAATGGAACGTCAGGAACGGGAGAACAGAGCCCTATCTGAACACGCCAAGTGGAGGGAGAGCAATAATGACTAATATTGCTTTCTGGCAAACAGTCGCCGCCGTGATCGTTGGCAATTCCCTTTTGGGGGTTACGGTTTATCTGATATGGCGAGTCAGTAAGGAAGAAAAGGGAATCGGACGAAGGGTGCCTTTATGGCTTTTCCCTGCCGCCATGATCGCTCCCGCCTTGGTCATACTGGCCGGTTTCACCCTGCCTTAATATGGGTTCCCTACCCTCTCCATTGAACGCATCAAGGCCTCCACCACCGCCGAACTTTTTGCATTCTGGATTTGGCGCTGAACAGCCGGGGCAACTGCCCCGCGAACATCACCGGACATGAGTAACCGGGCGATTTCCTCGCGCGTGGCGGTATTTCTGCCAGAAATAGCGTTTAGGGCCGCGTCTCCAAGCTGAGACGCTGCCGCCCCCCACCGTCCAGACAGCAGATTGATGACGGGGTTTGCGCTAAGCGACGAAATATCTGCCTCATCAGCAAGGTTATCTGCCGTCATCGATCCACCGCTTGCCGCGTTCGCGGTTCGGAACATATCGTTCTCGCGCGTGATCTGGCGTTGCAGCAATTCTGGATCCCGGGCCATCGCCCCTAGTTCGGCCCTCGACCCTTCGGAAAGCAATGGCCGAGCATTGTTTACGCCCGGCGCGGCATTTTCCAGCCTGCCCATGATCGGGTCGGCATACCCGGATCGGAATGCGGCCTGCTCGTCCATCGACAGGGCGTTGTAAGACGAGAGAGTATTATCAACCCTCGCGCTAGGCCGTGTCGCGGCAGACCCGGCATCGATCTGATCAATCACCCTGGATGATCTGGCAAAATCATCATTCGCCTGCCGGTAAGCGGGACTGGCGGATTCCAGAGCCTCATCAAGTTGAGCGGAAATCCGTCCGAGTTCTCTGGCTTCATTATTCCGTCCTGCACGAACCGCCGCGCCGATATCATCCTGAATGGACTGCTTGACACCCAGAACCCTGTCGAAATCCGACAGTTCGACCGAGGATGCCCCTTGATAAGCCTCTCCACCCGGCTGCGATGCAAGGCGCGACCGATAGCGCGACAACGTGGCGTCGATACCGTCACCAGTGACCCCGCTGCCCTGCATCGGCCCGATGCGGTCATCAATGGCTGCCAGCGCGCCGCGCACATCCACCGGCCCCGCGCCCTGTCTGGCTGCGTCATATGCCACATCAGCCGCGCGACCTCTCGCGCCAGTCAGTCGGCCTCTAACCTGTTCGGCGGTCATGCCGGTGAAATCAGCGGGGTTGTTTCCGGGAATGACAGGCAGGTTTCCGGTATTGCGAGGTGCGTTCAGGCCCTCATCCAGAAAACCACCGATGCGTCGGGCTTGACCATCCTGACGACTGGCGAGGTGTTCAATGATCTGCTGCCGACCATCGCCCGGCGTCCGTGCCGCCCCTGCGAGCATCCGCTGGCCGGAATAGCCAGTCGCATCGGCAACCGAATACATCGGCTGCCCTTCAATCGATGCCTGACGCAGCGCCGCGTCGATTTCATCAAGGCTACGGCCAGAACGATCAACTGCCGACTGAACTGCGCGGCTGGCGCGGACTTGGCTGGGCGCGGATCTGGCAGATGCGATAGGGCCACCAAGGGCATAATCGAACGCCCTCCTTCCTCCTTCAATAGCTATGGGGGAGAGGGCACCTGTTCCAGCACCAATAAGCGCCCCTCTGCCAGCATTTGAGAACCTGTTTTCGACGCCTTCTCCAGTTCCAAATCCATATAATGCCCCTTCTGCTCCACCTATCGCGGCACCTTGAGCCACGCGTCCGCCAAGGGTCGGGGCAGCCCTTACGCCAAGCGCAGTAGCGCCACCGATGGATGACAGCGCGCCACCGCCGATTTCCGACCCGTAGGCGATGACAGGATGGTTCTCGCGAGCAGAGGCCAGATCCGACCGCATCGAGGCCAGCGCGTAATCCCGGTTCTGCTCGTAGGTTCCGGGTCCGGTCATGCCGTAAAGCCCGCCGACGACTTCATCCATCGTCCCGAAGCTGACACCCTGACCCAGACCCTGCGCAGCGGCGTCCAGACGGCCACGCCCCTGCCGCAGGTCCATATCCTCCATGCGACCGGTTGCCGGGTTGAATGCCACGCTATCAGGCGCAGTGCCATCCTGCGTGGCGGCATAGGACGCTTCACGCAACAGCCGGTCAGCAGTTTCATAGTCGCCCGCCGCCTCGGCCTGCTTGTATTGGTCCATCAACTGCTGAGACTGCGGGCGCTCAGCAGGAACATCAGGTTCTGGCGTGGCGGTATTCGGCGCGAACGCTTGCCGCATCACCCGGTCAATGGTGGCATCATCGGTTCCATCAGGAAACTGGATGATGGTTCCGTCCGGCGCTTGGATCTGGATCATTGCAGGCCTCCGTCAGGCGTCCATGTGCGAACGGCAGGCTGCCCCCCGGCCTGTGGTGCCGGTTGCGCCTGTGGTGCCGGTTGGGCTTGCGGCACAGCCTGTCCCGATTGGTTCCGCTCGATCCACATCGCAAGCGTGTTCCCCGGCGTTGAAAGGAAGCTTGCGGCGTCCATCATCGTAATCATCGCCATTTCCTGCGCATGCTTCTTGCGCTCCAGCCAGCTACGCAGTTCAGCGGGCCGCAGATCACGCGGCATGGCCGTATCTAGAGCGAAGGCCATCTCGCCCTCGGACAGCGCGCCGAAGGTGGTGGCACCGATGATATCGAGGCCCATCTTGTTCGCGGCATTGTTCAGGCTGGCCGATGCCTCGGTGATGTTCGGCAGGTATTTGGCGAATGTCCCCGACTTCGCCCCGCTATCAATCGCCGAAATGGCCTCATCGATGTTGCTGATTGCCGTGCGGACCTTTCCGGCTTCCTCGTAAGCCTCGCGGCCCATCTCGATTGCCATTTTACCGGCCTGTTCAGCCCCTGCGGCGGTCCCGCCCAGTTCGATATCTGCGCCCAGCGTTCCCTCACGTCGGCCGCCATAGATCGCTCGCTGGTTCTGAACGCCATAATCCCTCGCCGCGCGGATCGCATCAGCGGCGGCTTGCCCGGTCAGTACCTCGCCGGTTGGCGACGTGACGCGAGGGCTTCCGTCGCTCATCACGGTGACAATAGTCCCGTCATCGAGGATGTCACTGGACTGCACCCGGCTGTCACGGCCAAGGCCCATGCGATCCTGTTCAAGATTGAACTGCGCTTTCTGCAACTGCGCCTGATACATCGGATCTGACTGTCGCAACTGCTGCTGATACGACATGTTTCCGCGCTGCATCTCCTGCCCCATCAGCGCCTCCATGACCGGGCCGTATTTCTGCGCAACCCACGGGTTGCCCATAGCCTGCGCCAGAGCGCCCACGACAGGAGAGGGGCCTTGCTGGGGCATGCCACCTCCAGACATTCCTCCGGTTGCCACACCACCGCCATGCCGCGCTGCATAGTCGCGCAGGCTGGTCCCGAAGCTATCGGAGGGGTTGCTTGCCCCTCCGCTTTCGAGGAACCGCTTTGCCCCGCCGATGCCGCCGAGATGGGCCATTGCTCGGATGCCGTCCTGCGTGATCGGAACGCCGCCGACCTCTTGACCGACAAAGTTGTTCAGACCCATTCTGTCGGCTTGCTGGTCAATATCGGCAAAATGCCAGTTTTCGACCGACTGCTGAACCTCTGGCGGCTGCTGCGCGAACTGCTGCGGCGTCATTGCGGGGATTACACCGGCATTGGCCGCGTCCTGCAACCGTGCATGGCCGAACTGCAAGCGTCCGCCGTGCCCGCGCCCGCCTGCGCCCTGTTCATCGTTCAGAGCATTCCAATTGCCACCGCTTTCTGTCTCGATCAACGATGCAGGAAACGCGCCACTAGACGTTGTGGCGACTGGTGACGGCTGCTGCATCGTCACCTGATCGCCGCCCAAAAGCGCCGCAAGAACCGGGTTAGACTGGATCGCCTCATCTGCGGAAGCCAGTCCGGATGTCTCCTGCCGCCCTGCTCTGATATTCCCCCGGTATCCGCCGTAAGCGTCAACCAGCCGCGCCAAACCCGCGGACCAATGTGCGACGGGAGAAGTGTCAGAGCCGCGCTGCGCAGCCAGTCCGGACGACTGGCGAAGGCGTTCAACCTGTTCAGGGGTTAACTGTTCTTCTCCGGGAACGGATAGTGTGGGAAGTAGAGCCATCAGTTAACCCTCGAATAATCAACTTTCAGGAAGCCGCTTTCGTCCTGAATGGCCGCTTCCGGCACATCCTGAGCCATTACGCCCATCATCACCGGGCCACCCCAGATATAGCGATAGGTATAAACCGGGACGCCCCCATCGGTCGTGCCGACACGCTGAACATCAGTTTTCAGGCGTTCATCGGAGAATAGAGCGCCGAAGCCGCCAGCATTTCCAGCAGCGCCAAGCAAGGACCCGCCAAGGCCGAACAATCCACCCATAGCCCCCTGCGATGCGCCGAGACGGTTCTGATAGTCCTGCTGTATCATCCCAGCGATGTTTGTATTTGCCACCCCTGTCTGCGGCGTGGCGGCACTCATCTGCGCCGGGTTGCTCACCTGCGATCCGCTCAACAGCGCGGTAATTTCATTCAGAGGCTGGTTTCGCTGCGCGAACTGCTCTGCCACTCCCTGCTGGCGGGCTGCGTTGTTGAACCCGGCCTGACCAGCCACAGCCGCGTTCTGCGCCTGCTGTGCGCCCATGCCGAACATGCCCTGCTGTGCCAGCGCGTCATTACCGAACTGCGCCCCTGCAAGCTGCGCTGCGTTCTCTGCGCCGAACCGGCCAAGGATGCTGTCATTGCCGAACATCGCCGCCTGCCGCGACATGTCGACCATGCGCTGCTGTTCCTGACCGCCTGCCATGATGGTGGCCATGCGCGCATCAGTGTTCTGGCGCTGCATCCGCTCCATTTCGGCATTCCAGGCGGCTGAGCCTTCCTTGATGCCCTTGTTCGCCAGCGTGGTGCGCATCTGCGCTTCCTGCGCCGACCGATCACCCGCCGTCCGATCCCACAGCGCATCCTCATACCGCTGCCGGTCTGCGCTGAAATCGTCAGCCCCGGCGTAGCTGGTCGCATAGCCCGGCCCGACGCTGGTTTGCAGGCCCGCATCGGTTTGCAGGCCCAGATTGCCGTTGAAATTCGGGTTGTATCCCGGACCATAGGACGATTGCAGGCCGGGAACGCCTGACAGGTCAATGCCGCCCTTGAGGTAGTCTGTCAGAAATCCTGACTGGTCCTGCGCGATCTGGGCGAGGTTCTGCTCTGCAGCCTGTGTCCGATCAAAGATGGCCTGCTGCGACGGTGACAGGTTCGTCGTCTGGGTGTATTTCGGCGTGGTGACGACATTGCCCTGCGAGTCGGTGAAGGTGTTTTCGCCGGTCTGGTCATAGATGGTCGATCCCCACGGATTTACCGTGTCGATCATGTTCATCTGGCCCTGAGTGATCGCGGTATCCCTGTTCATCCCCGCTTGCGCTTGGGCGGTGTCATAGGGATCGGGAGCCTTTGGCGCTTTCATCGGTATCTCCACTCATTCCGGGCGAACCCGATCATCACCCCGTCCCGGCCATCGCCGAACAGGTCTCGCATATGCCCTTCGACGCGCCCGCCGATCCTCTCGGCAAGCGCCACGACTTTCTCTTGTTCCGTCACAGCCGAAATCCTCAGGCAGCCAAGCTGGCCGAACGCATATTCACCCACGGCCCGCAGCAAAGCGCGGCTCCAGCCGTAACCCCCAACGGTCATATGAATGTCAGGGCCGGTGAAGTCGTTAAACACGACGCCAGCGATGACTTGGCCGTCTTTCTCGATGCCAATGCAGGTGTATGGCGGTATGATCGGACGCCCTATCGATCGCTCGACAAGCTGGACGACCCGCGCGTCAGTGACGATCACGAGATCAGGCCCGCCGTCTCGAAAAGCGCGTCCAAACGGATCAACTCCACGTCCAGCGGCGTCACGTCACCGCTCGTCACCTGCAAGCAGACAGAGACATCCTGACCTGATCCGCCAAGCGAAACCCACCGTCCGGTGACAACCTCACTCGCGCTTTCACCCCATTGGGACTCACCCCAGATGCCAGCACCCCAGACTCCGCCAGACGCAAATTCGGCCGCATTCGGGGGTGGTGGCGTTGCGGTGCTGAAATCGAATTTCGCGGTCAGTTTCTCCAGCGCCGGATATCGCGACCGTTTCACCACGCGACCGTTGCGGGCGATCTTTCGGGATGCAGGCGCGCCCAGATCCTCATAAAGAGGGATGCAAACCCCGACATATGGCTGTGCGTCACCATCGACACCCGAGACATTGCCGATCCACAGATTGCCCGCGATATCGCCGAAATGCAGTTGGCCGTTGAATGTCTCCATCGCAGCCATGTCCCAGCCGGTGAAGCGGCACCACGCCCCAGTGTTGGCATTGGCCACAAACGCAACGCGATCCTCCGAAGCCAGACGCGGCGGCGAGACGACCACCATCTTGCCCTCCGGCCAGATGAAGCACCGCCAATTCTGCATGCCACGCTCGTTCAGCATGGCTGACCACGCCTCCTCAATGGGATAGCTGACCGCAGCATTCCCCAGCGCCGCCAGATCGCGCCGTGACGCCTCTGCCAGACTGATAAGCCCCACGCTCGTCGCAATCAGAAGATCGCCGCCAGCGCGCACGAAAGCCCGCGTTCCAAGCGGCTTGCCGATCCGGTAAAGACCAGCCTTGTTCCAATCGCTGGCGCTGGCCGGGTTCTGTCCCTGATAGGCCAGCACCTCGCCCTCGGTGGTGGTGAACACGCATTGCTCTGACAAGCCACCAGAGCCGCCGCTGGACAGGGACCACGACTGGCCCCACAGCAGGACGCCGCCGCGCTCGAATACACCCCCGAGAGGCATTTCCTCCAACTCTCCGACCACCTCATCAACCGGTAGATACCACGCCGACATGCTGTCTCTCTGGATGAACCACAGCCGACCGGCATAGAGCCAGATAAAGGCCAGATCAGATGTGCTGGCCGTTGACCCGCTCGGGAACTCGATGCCGCTGCCCATGTCGGAAATCGGCCCAAATGTCGTGCCGTCATACACCCACGGCTCATCTACGCCATTCACGCCGATCAGGAATGTCCCCCCGGCAGTCGTGATCTGCTGGACATGCCAATCACCGCTGGTCAGGCCGGAATACACGCTGACAGCCGGATCAGACGACACGTCGAATATCTCGGTTTCCGACGCCGCAAAAAGACGAGTAGCCGCGCCAGAGACATAACGAAACATGGTCCGAACCGGGCCAGAGTCGATATTGTAACGCAGATCAGATCCGCGCCGCAGCAAGATGCCGGTCGATGTGGGAAACCAGTTGTCCAGCACCATGGCCCCCGGCGCTAGATTGGGGTCCCGACCGATGGCCAGCGACCTGTTGGCGATCCAGCCGCCAGTCGGTGCCGGGAAGTTGACCGGGCGGCTCTTGCCGGGCTTGCGCCGCTGCGTCGGGCTGCGCATCAGGAACCTAGCGCCCACGGATAGGCGATCCCGACATCGGCTCGCCGGGTCCGGGTTTCACGGATGACGCGCGCACCCTTGTCCCGCGCCTGCTCTTTTTGCAGCGCCAGTTCAAAGGTTGCCATGTCCTCGGAGTAATCCAGACCCTTCTGGGCCTTCCACCGCCAGATCAGGCCCAATGTCAGCAAACGGCCATCCAGAACAAACTCATCATCGTCCGCCGTGAATTGAGCCTTCGGCTGTCCGCTTTCCGAACGCGCCCATTGATTGGAAATATACGGAAACGCCGCCTGATCAGTCGGGGCCGGATAGAACTGGAATTCCCCGCCAATGATGATCCATCCACCGGGCTGCACCAGGCCATACCCGCCATTGACGAACTGCATCCACTCATTGACTGACCGGAAGGGGTGATAGCCCCAGAACCAATTGGCCACGTCATCGACAGCAGACGACCCGACCATGCGATCATAGTCCGCAGGCTTCGGGAATGCGGTCTGCACCCCGTCGCCCGTGATCGTGTGGACTTTGGTCAGGTCGCGCCAGTCATGGCCTTTCGCGATATCCGCCGCGACCTCGTTTGCCAGATCCGCCATTTCAAGCGCCACCTGATCCGACGACGAATATGCCTCGGTGATGGTCGTTCCGGATGTCCGAAGGACAGCGCGCTTGATGCTGGCGAATACGGTCATATCAGACACCCTGCGGCTGGAGTTCGGACAGCGTCTTTTCCAGCGTCTCGACGGAGGGGTTCCCCTTCGGACGTGCGCCGGTCAGTTCCTCGATCTTGTCTTTCAACGCCACGCGGGGATCGTCCTCGCCGGTGTTGGCGCGCTCCAGCGCAGCTTCCAGCGCCTCGATGCGCGCCTTCATTGCCGCTTTGTCCTCGGCGTCGGCCAGCGCGTCACGGCTGCCCTCGGCTGTCTGCAAGAACGCCAGTGCCTGCTGCTGCCATTTCCGACCCGAAGGCCCGAGATTGCGCAGCGGTGCGCCGCCCATGTCGGAAAGCTGTTCGACGCTGTAGATGTTCTGGGCCTCCAGCATCGACACCTCGGCTTTGCTGAGGAACGGGCAGTGTTTCAGCGGCAGCCCGGTGATGGCCGCGCCCTGACCGCTCTGGAACCGCTCGTAATCCTCGGGGAACCGCTCGCAATAGCGAACCTGATCGCCGCTCGGCATCGTGCAGGACGAATTGGCCGGGGCGTTGATCGTCAGTTGCTTGTCGCCCGGGACGTTGATCGAAACCATCTCGACATTCTCGTAAACGGCATAGCCGCGCTCGCGCGTCAGCTTCTCGTTCTTCCGGTCATCGATGAAGAATTTCACAACCAGATGCTCATCGCCGGGAAACGGGCGATAGGTCGAGTTGTTGCGGGGGGAATAGTGCATGCCGTGCTGCATGGCTTGGCCTTTCTGAGAGGATGCGCATTAAAAAAGGGCAGCCGAAGCCGCCCTTTCCGTTATCGTTGACGGGATTAACCGTCGCCGCCGCCTTCTTCCTCGACTTCGACCCAGCCAAGCGTGGTCATCTCGTAACGCGCGCTTTCGCCGGTATCGTCATCGAGAACATCGACAATCGAGCCGAGTTGCGGGGATTTGCCCGCGTCAACGCCGGTCCAGTAGGGGATGGCGTCGGGGGCGGTGAAAACTTCCGGGGTGAAGCCCAGAACGGGGGTGGTGCAGATGAGCATGGTGATGCCTTTCTACTGATGTGGGATTGTCGGGGCGGATCAGCCGCCCCGCTCAAGATCAGTTTGCCGGATCGCTGTCATACAGACGGGCGTGGAACACGGGGTTCGTCATCGTCATGTTGCCCATCCAGCCGACGAACTGCGCGATGGCGTCCTGGTTGATCGGCTTGGCACCGTCGCCCGAGAACAGCGTGTCGAAGTTGCGCTCGGGATTGTAGCGCATGCGCAGCGTGTCGGTGTTCAGGAAGAAGCTGGTGTCGTTGGGCATATTCGTGCCGCGACCCCCGCCCCAGACGATTTCCGCCCGGCCACCCGGCCCCACATATTGCAGGGTGCGGAAGCCGAGACGGCCAACGCCGCCCTCGTTGGTGTTGATCCGCTGGATCGCGACCGTGGCAGCAGCATAGGCTTCCCAGTGTTGCGCCGACGCGAGGATCAGGTCCGGAGCGTTGTTCCCCCGGGTGTGTTGTCCCATCACGCGGTCGAAGATCGGCTTGACCGTGGTGGCATCCAGTTGCGTCCCGATATCAGGGAAGTCGCTGTCGATATCGTAGCTTCCGGTCTGCCAGATGGTTTCCGTCGACCGGTTGATGCCGCCATACAGGTTCGTCGGCGTCACGGGCACAGCAGCGCCCAGACCGTCCAGCGCTTTGCCGCCAGCCCCGGTGCCGTCGCCATACAGCGCAGCATCCAGACCCTGCGCCAGTCCGGTTTCAGCGGCGCGGATATACTCGCGCAGCACCGGCAGAAGCTGGTTTTCACCGCGGTTGTTCAGAATCTCGGTCATCGACAGCGAGATCGGAACGGCGGCCTGCTTCGGCGTCCAGTATGCGTCGTTGAACAGTTCGCGCGGCGCATTCTGGAGGAAATCGTAGTCACGATACCACTGGATGCCCGGCAGATCGATCAGAAGGGTCTGACGGATGCGCGGGCCGCTGTAGCTTTCCCACAGGCCTTTGCGGCGCAGAACGTCGAACAACGGGATGTTGTCCGAAACAAGATCCTGCCATGCGGTGGAGCGATCCTCCAGCGCCATCGACAGCACCTGCTGATAGTGAACGTTATCGTTGATGGGCATGACCCATTACTCCGTTTGCTCAGGAAGCCCGGCGCACTGCGTTGGCAAGGGCTTCATCGATTGAGGGGGGCGATTTCTTCTTGCCTGACGGTGTGAGCGTCCCGGCGGAAGGAGATCCGCTGATCGATTTCCGACCCTCGGGCTTTGGCTGCCGGGGTTCGGGGGTCTGGGTCTGAGCCAGTGTGTCAGTGCCGGTATGAGCGGCGCTCGGAGCAGGGTTGCGGGCAATGACGATGGCATAAGCATCGGCAAGGCGCTCCCTGATCGTTATGTTATCACTCGCCGGATACTTTTTCAATGTATCCGCGATTTCCTCTTGCAATTCCTCGGCGCGCGGGTTCTCGCGGGCGAAGGATTCCCATTCGCTGGATGCGGCTGCCTCTCGCTGCTGCACCTCTTGGCGCTGGAAATGCTGCTGGACGCCGCCAAGCTGTTGCGTCAGGGCCTGAACCTGCTGTCGCAACTGCATGATGGTCGCGTCCTGCTGTGACGTCACCTTGTCCTGCGGCTGACCGACGACATGCGCCGCGATGGCCCGGAATGTCAGCGGCTGGCCGTTCGGACCTTTCAGACCCATGTTGCTCACGATCTGCTCAAGCCCCGCAATGGGGTTCTGGCGCAGCGCCTGCTCAAGGCCAACATAGCTGTCCAGAGCGGCTTTCAGCGTCGTTCCGCTCTGCTTTGCCATATCCGCGTATTGGCGGACCTCTTCGTATTCCGCGACCTGCTGCCGGTATTTCTCGATCCCCGTTTCCAGCTCTCGCTGCATCCGGTGGACATTGCCCCGAACGCTTTCCGGAACCGCTTCCCATTCGCCCTTGGCGCTGTCGTCGAACCGCTGGGGCGGCTCGCGGAATGCCGTGGGTTTCGTCTGAGGGTTATCCTTGGCGATTGGCTCGGCAGGCTTATCCTCGGCTGGCTGTTCTTCGGCAGGTTTCGCCTCAACCTTCTCGGCCTTGGCTTCCGCCTTCCTCTCGGCAGCCTCGCGGCCCTTCTTGAAGGCCTCTTTCAGGCTGTCATCGAGGGATTTTTTCGGCTTCTCGGCCTCAACAGGCTCGGCTTTCGCTTCCGGCTGTTCCTCGGGCGTTTCAGGCTCGGGGATGTTCATCTGCCCCTCAAGCGCGGTCGGGCCGGGCTGCGAGGGTTCAACAGGGATCATCTCCGGCGCGGGTGCGTCAGTCATGGCAGTTCCTTTCTGAGAGGATGCGTCAGGCGTTGAGGCGCGAAATGGCCTTCTGGATGCTGGCGTCGATGCCAGAGGTGTCAGTCTCCGGCGGCGTCAGCGGGATGGTTTCATTGCCCACTTCGTCGTAGCGGATGCCGTCCGGGTTGCCGCTCGGCAGGTAGGATGCCCGCAGCGCGGCCTTGCTGGTGTAAAGCTTGCCGTCCGCGCCGCTGTAGAGCGGTTCATCCAGCATATCGCTGGCCAGCATCGGGCATGGAAAAGCCCCGCGCGCTGGTGCGATGCGGGGCTTGTGGATCTTCGGCAGAGGTTTTGACCAGTCGATGAGGTCATACCCGCGCCGGTATGCGTCGTCAGCCATCGCGGCCTCCTATTCCGGGATCATGTGCGCGGCGCTGGCGTATGCACCTGTCACTTCGCGGCTGAATGTTTTCATATCAGCACGGGAAAGAACGCGTCCCGACAGGGGGCACGCGGCGATTGGGTGCTGTTGATTTTCAGGCCCCAAGGGAAACGTTCTTGCCTTGCAGATTGCACACTCGAACGCGTCATTTTGTTGGCCCTGAACAAGCAAAGACATGACTACCTCAAAAATTGGCCCGATCAGCGGGAACTTGGTGCTTGACAAGCGGTCCGCCAATAAAACTCCATCTGTCGGCATCGACCAAGGGAAATTTATCTGCATTATCCACGGCGTCGAACCGTCCGTCAGAGTGTATCCACTCGTGATCTTCATTAGTCCCCGAGCAACCCCAGATAACCGGGCAGCGTGGGCTTGTGATATCTGCCGCGTAACGGATGCAGGTCGCCAGATCGCGCGGTGAAATCCAGATTGCGCGATCTCGTCTCGTTCCTCTCGGCTTTGGCGATACAACCCCTATGCGGATGATGCTGGCCGACAGCCCAAACTCCCTAACCATCTTCTCTCGAAGCACATGCATTTGCCCATAGAAGCTGCTCGTCCTCGGAGGGGATGCAGGGGATATGCCTTCGCCTAGTTCGTAGTCTGCCACGACGTGCATGCTGCTCAGCAGAACAATGCGCTTCACGCCAGCAACCTTCATCGCATCGAGGACGCACCGAAAGGGCGGGATCATGGATGCCTCGATCTCAGCATCCGGCTTCTTCCACCCCACCCCGACAGCGTGAATGACCGTGTCATGGCCCGCCATCGCCTCGGCCACGAGACGCGGATCGCACAGGGCCAGTTCCGCGACATCATCTGCGCGTCTTACATCCGTTCGTGTGATCTCGTCGCGGTCGAAGTAAGGCGAAATGAGAGTCGCCGCCACACCGGCACCGCCTGTCATGAAAAATTTCTTCGCCATCCCGTCCTCCATCACACCGTTACGTCACGACGGGATCGCGTCGGCGAGCGCCTGTAGCGCCTCCGTCAGCGATCCGCCCGCGAAGCTGAAATTGGCAGCCGTGATGGCCCCGATCTGGATGTTGTCCGGGTGCGAAGGCTCTAACCACCCGGAGCCGTCCCACCAGATCGGCCTACCAATCGTCATGTCGAAACTAAGTTCGCCAAGCTGGGCGTTGGTTGGGCGGGCCGCTGTCGTCGTCGCCTGCTGCGTGGCGAGGAACATCCAAGTCGTCCACGCATTTCCGGTCGTGTTGCGGTGCCGGATCGCCATGCGGTTGCGCCCGTTGAAGGTGTTGCAATATGCGATCTGGGTGGAGACGGTTTCTCCGGTATAGATGTTCTCGATCACCCATCCTTGGTTGGCGATGGGGTTTCCGGTCGCACTGAGGGCGGTCCTGACGCGGCGATGTGCGTTGGCCATCGTGTCTATGTTCGCGACTTGAGGCGGCAGTCTCTGGCCCGTCATGGCCCCGTGCCCGATCTTCATCAGCCGACCTTCGGTGCTGTCGTCGGGGTTGCTCTCGACGGCTGTTCCGGTCACTTCTCCCGGAATGATCGTGATCTGATCCGTTCCCGCTCCGCCGCGATCTACGGTCATTTCAACGCGGTCCTGCGTTCCGACCGTGCCGGTGTAGGCAGGGTTTCCATTGCCGATGAATACGGTGGCAAAATATTTGTTGTAGTTCCCGCCATCGAAATCAAACGGTGTCAGGCCACCAGTAGCCGACACGGTGAATTCGCTCTTATCACCAGAGTTGCTCACAATTGGGATAGTGGTTGACCCAAGGCCGCCCGGCTGACACACCACGTCGAACAGGTTGTAGTAGCCCTCGTTGCGGACATAAGCCCCGTCGATCTGGTTATAGACATAGACCGAAAAGCGGTTGCGGTCGCCAGCATTGAAAACGCCCGCCGTCTTGGCAGTCTCGACGTTGACGCCGAAATACGACCCGCCGCCGCCTGCGACCACGCCGATGCCGTAGCGGTGGCAATTCGTATGGATGCCCTTGCGCCAGATCGCGCCATTGGACCAGCGCACCAGCTTGGTGATGTGCGCGGCGTCGAAGGTGTTATCAGCCGCCTGCGACGGGCTGGCGATGTTGATGTTTGACCAGTTGCTGTCGCTAATTTGCCAGTCAATCCCATGCCCGCCGCATACGTCGATAAAAACGCCCTCAAGGTTGGCGTTATACGGGCTGGTCCCCGACCCGCCGACATTCATGTAATAGCAGCGCAGGCCATGCCGAGGCGCATTGCGAACGTAAAAATTACGCAGCAGGAAATCCCGACCGTAGATGCAGACGCCATCGCCTGCCACATCGCTGAAACCGCCGCGGCCCGATTGGTTCGCGTCAATCTCCAGATCATCGAGGACGAAGCCCTGTGAGCCTCCCGCCGCGCTGTTGCCGTTGGCGGAAAGCGTAGCCCAGTCCCGCGTCTCCAGAACGTTGCCGGTCAGGCTATCCAGCGCCCGGATAACCGCCCGTCCCGCGTGACCCCTGATCGAGGTCTTGGTCCCAAGCAGCAGCGTCTGGCCCGTATTCCACGCCCATCCGAGCGCAGGCAGCCAAAGCGTCCCGCCGCCTTGATCGTCCAGAAAGTCCAGAGCCGCCTGAATGGCGGGGCCATCGTCCCCGACGCCGGTTGCTCCGAAGTCGAACGGGGTGACGCCAGCGGCCAGCTTGGCGCGCTCGGCAATCGCAAGCGCCTCGGAGCCATCCGCCTCGTCGATCTCTTTCGCGACCTCGACCGACAGTCGGTAGGGCATGCCCAGACGCGTGAACCGCAGCGATTTATGCATGGCCATACGTCACCTCAATGCAAAAAGCCCCGCGCGGGGCGGGGTTGGTGTGGTCTGTCTGGCGGGTCATTTCGGCGGCTGCCTCTCGGCTATCTGCTGCTGTCGGTCAGCCCGTTCCTCGCCTCGCGCCCGGAACTGAGCCTCGGTCTGCCGGTCCTGCGCAGCCATTGCCTGATCGGCGCTGCGCATCTCGATATCGACCGCGGTCTTGATGTCCTCGCGTTCCTCTCGCTGTGCTTCCAGCCCCAGCTTTTGCTCGGCAAGCATGATTTCCGCGTGGATCTTCTCGATATCCGCCTGCGTCTTGGCGATCTTGCCTTCCGCATCCTGAACGGACAGCGCGAATTCCTGCTGCGACTGGCTGGCCTTCTCTTGCGCCTCTGCCGCCTTTAGCTGCAACTCCTGCATCTTCAACTGCGCATTCGCCTGATTAGCCTCGGTCTGCGACTGGACCTTGGCCATTTCCGCCTCTGCCAGCTTCATCTGGGCGGCAGCCAGACCTTCATCTTCGCCTTCGCCTTGCTGACCCATGCGGTCGGCGATCTGCGGCGCGCTATCCACGAAATCATCAATCAGGCCCTCAAGTTCTCGACCCACACGATACGGGGCCAGAGCGAATTTGATCGTCGCTCCAGCCAGCGCCAGCGCCTCAGGACCCATCTGCGCCATAGGTGCAAGCCCCGCCATCGACCCCATGAATACCTGCATGAACTCGGCCCGGCTGGCCTTTTCCTCGGCCTCGTCGGGATAGATCGTGCTGTCCGTCTCGATATCCAGCACGAAAGGCCGAAGCTTCTCGTCCTGCAAAAACTCCATGACCTGATCAATCGTGACCTGATCACCAGCCTGACGGATCTGCGGTGCCCATTTGGCTAGGATTTCCTGCTGCTGCGCCTGTAGCTGCTGCGGGTCCGCCTGACCCTGCTGGACAGCCTGTTCCGCCTGCTCGGCAAAACCCTCCAGTTCGTCCTTGGCCTGCTTCTCCAGCGCCGCGACCTGTTTTTTCACGTCAGCATCAGTCGGCAGGTCCATCTGCGCCATATCGATCAGCGTGTCCTGGTCGAAATCCTCGGCCATGATTTCCGCGCCGAGGCGAACCAGATCCCGCGCAATGCGGACCAGCGCCTGCTGTTTGTCGCGGACCCGCGCCGAACCATTCTGCTGTTTGATCCGCTGCGCGCCATACGTCTCATCAGCCTGCGTCTGACCGCGCATGATGTCGGACAGGCCGACGATCTGATACACGTCATCGATCAACTGACGGCGCAATTCAGCGCAGGCGAGGATGGTCTGCGCCACCTGATCGATCGGCAGCCATACAATCCCGTCGCTGCCGCTGCCGAATGCCGCCAGAGACGACACCGGCACCATGATTTTGCCATCGTCCTGCAGGCTCATCGCCGCCTCGATGGCGTCACCAATCTCACCGCCCGCTGCGTAAAATCCCTTTAGAACCAGCGCCTTGCCTAGACCATGCATGCGGGACGTAAGGTCGTTAATTTCCTCCAACTGATCCTTGTAATAGACCATATCCGGCACGGGGATGAGTGTGCGCCGCTGCACAGTCGAATATGCAGGCTCGGGGCACGGAAAGAACCCCTCCAGCGTCAAATGCGGCTCGGCGTCCTCCAGCACCGTCTCGACGCCCTCGCTGACCCAGACGACGCGATTGCCGGGTTTGTGCCAGATCTCCCAGACCCCGCATTTCTCGCGGTGATCCGTGGCACCTGTGACGACCTGTCCCTCACCGGGTCGCGTCGAATAGCTGGCATTCGCGGCAGCCTCTGCGCCGAAACGCTCGCGCATCTCCCTGCGGGTCAGCCAGCCACGCCGGGCAACCCATGACACATCGCACCAGCGGCGCGCAGGCTCGTGCAGGAAATCGCGCCGGTCAACATGCTCGTAGCAAACACGCTCGCCGTTGTCGTCGTCCTCGTAGCGCACCCACGCGGCCCCACGCCCGACAATCGCCAGATCATCGCGCAGTGCCTGCATGGTCCCGTCGATATCGGCCATGTCGAAACTGACCACGCAGCCGCGTTCGAGGAACTCAGACGCCGTGCGATACAGCGGGCGGCGGTCCTTGAATTTCGGCGTGACAACCGGGATTGGCGACCGGGCATAGATCGCGGGAAGCATGACCTGGATGTTGGACCAGAACAGCGCAAACTGCCGATCACGCGCAGCCCCTGCCATCCGCTCCAGATCGGAATACAGCCGGTCGATATTGTCGGCCTTGCCCTGCCATCCGTCGAAATACCGCTCGGCATCCTCGATCATTTCCAGCCATTCAGCCGACCGGGACGGCTCGTCGATGTCGTCAATGTCGGTCATAGGCTAATTCTCCCGCTCTTGTTGAGCGTCGGCGGCACCATGCGGACACGGGCGGCGGTGGTTTCTGCGATGTGGGGGCGCAGGAATGCAGTTGACGGCACCGTGCGCCATGCCAGCGACAGGTAGCGAAAACTATCCGCTAGGTGGCTCGTCCAGTCATGCAACGGGTTGGCCTTGAATGCCTTTTTGTCGTCGTCCCACTCGCGTCTGTATTGCTCCAGCGCGGACAGGCCTACATCCTCGCACCGGCTGTGGAACACGCAGCGTGGCAGCGTCTGGCGCACCGCGTTGATGCCGTCCAGCAATCCTGCGTTCGTCACTAGCTGAGGATGCAGGCCAAGACCTCTCATCGTCTCGACGCGCGTCCGCCCGCTTCCCCATTCCTTGACTTTGGCATCATGCGGCACGAAATCAATGCCGTCCTGCCAGCCGTGCTCATCGCGGCGCTTGGCGATCACCTCAGCGTAGTGATCAACCCCAGCCCCGCTGGCGCTGTAGCAGTCCAGCACGAACACCTGACCGCCTGCGACCTGAAACCACCAGATGCTGGTATCGTCCCGCACCCCGATGTCCCATGCGCGATGCACGGGCCTGCCGGGGATGGCCTCCAGCGTCGGATCGATCCGCCCCTCGTTGCGAACCGCCACCATCTCGCGGGCGTAGAATGCGCCGAGGATGGCAGCGTTGAAACTGCACAGGTATTCCTGCTCGAATTGAGCCTGCCCGATATCCTCGCCGAACAGGGCGATGTAATCCGTCAGCCGGATTTCCTCTAACTCCGCGCCCTCATATGCCCGCGTATGCTCAACGCTCAGGCGCTCAGCGAACCAGTCAGGGTTATCCTGCGCCATGTTGAACAGGGCGTGGGCGTGGTTTCGCCCCCTAGGGGTTGTGATAAACGCAGCCCAGCCGTCATTCTCTCGCATCATCGGACTGATGAAGCCCCACGACGCCGGATTGCAGAGCGCCCACTCGGAAAACGTGACCCCGGCAACACCAGCCCCCACGAGGCTGTTATAGCGGTCTGACCCGATCACCTGCCATGTCGCCCCGTTCTTGAAGCGAATGAACATCTCGTTATCGTTGATGCCGTCCCTGATGGCGTTAGGAAACGCCTCGTCTATCCGCCTGATGCCCGTGTGGGGGTTGACCGCGTTCCAGATGGCTTTCCGCGCCTGCGCATATTCAGGCAGGCAATGCCAGTATGTCGCGGGCCTCTCAAATGCAGCGACAGCAGCACGGTGCAGCATCAGGTCGTCTTTACCTGCTCGTCGGTGCCATATGCCGATAGCGCGCTTGCCGCCCTTCTCCAGATAATCCCACAGCGGGCGCTGATATGGCCGAGGCGCCCAGCCGTTCGGCAGATCAATCGTCGCCATATCGCCGGATGATTACCTGCAACGGGCCACCATCAGCATCTGCCAGACCGAGAGACTGGTGCGGCCTGCCAAATCCTCGATCCAGAATGGCATTCGCGGCGGACACCCTGGCGCTATGCGGAGCCTCTGCATCCTGCATGACATCAACCAACGCCGACAGCGCGGCCTCTCCGTGCGTCTTGGCCCGCTCTGCTATGTCCATCTTGGCCTTTGCGACAGCGCCCGGCCTACGGCCTGCGCCGGGGCGCGCGCCTCCATGACCCTTTGCCATCTTGATTTCCTTGATTGTTATTCAAGTCTCCGCTGTCAGACTTGCTGCTGATGTGAGCGGGATGGTTTGCCAGAATCACCGGCCTGTGCTGAGATGGGGTTTCAGCTTTGAAAGGGTATGGCGATGAGCGATAATATCAGCGTTAATTCCGAACCGCTTCGTGAAGCTATTTCGCGAGCCATTCTTCAGGCTTGCTCTGATCTGGGAATCTCTGAAAAGGATGCCGTTGAAATCCACGACAGGGCAATTCGGAACCTGAAAGATCAGGGATCTGTAGATCTTACCGTAAGCGAGTGACCCGCACAGAATTGATTGATTGTAGAACCCCACGCTACCGAGCCGGGAACTCCATCAGCTGATCCGCACCCCGAAGAAAGCGAATACGGCCAGTTTGTGACCGGGACGCCGGGGTATGGCATCATCTTCATCGGAACGCACGGGCATCTCGTGACGCTTGGCGCGTTGCCGCCGCCGCATTTAGGGCAAATCCATCCCTGCATCCCGATGCCCTCCTTGAATGAATGACCCGGCCACCGCGTTAGCGACGCCGGGCTGTGCCTGCCTACAGGCTTGGCGGATGACAGGCGGTGGAGGCCATCCCACCGGCCACGCTCTGAACGTGGACTTCAAGCCCGGATACTTGCGGTGATCAATCCGCGCAGAGCCGGATACGATGTGAGCGCGGGCCTCAGCCACGATCGGCAAGCAACACCATGTCGTCACATGGCCGGTGGCACGGTTGCCGCTGTTGCGTTGGCTCTGTTCCGCGTGATCCGCGCTCAGGAGGATGTGACGGATGGGATTTGCACCCACCTGCCCGTGAGGGTCTGCAACTTGGCATCACATCCACCAAAGAGCGGAAGTGAGAAAAGGCGCAGCTTTCGCATACGCCCGTCCCGATCTTATAAAAATCACCATAGCGACATCATGGATATTGTCAAGCGCCTTATAGCCTGCCTCTATATTGCATGCGTTTTCCCTTGATCCCATCAGACACACAGCGCAGAGCCGATATCAGCCCGGCAGTGTCCACGCAGATGGCATCATCCAGGACAACCCGCTTTGCCTCACTGGCGGCGGTCTTGTCGGTGTAGCCCAGCCACCCCTCTATCCGCATCAGGGCTGACGTCGCCTGCCGCTGTTTGTCGGCATCGCTGCGTGTGTCGGCGGGCGGCGTCTCTGCGTCTGCCTCCATTGCGTCCATCGGGGCCAGAAGGCGCAGGCAGACGGCGTGGCGGCGAGGCGCGCCGATGGCGGCGTCATGTGACGTGACCACCCGGCGCATATGGACGATAGCCGACCACAGGTCTTTGCGCGTGGTTTCGTCCATGATCTCCCGACCAATCACCCTGCCTGCGGTGCAGCCCCACCACGGCGCGCGCATCTCTCTGATATTTGCTGGCGTGATTTCTTTCCCCATCTGGATGCACCTCGCTTTCAGGGTCTCGATATCAGGGCTGCGCGCCTTCCCTCGGCGGGATGGCTGGCCGTTCCTCTCTCGTCTGGGGATGGGTGCCAGACCGGGCATTTCGGCGTCTGACGCATTGCGGTTGCGCTTGTCTGCCAGCTTCCGTGCTTTTGTCCGCGCCTTCATTGCTTGTCCCTCGTTAGCTTGTGGTCTGCCTGCTTCCTCGCCCTGCGGGCCTTGCGTTTTTCCAGCCGCGCCTGCTCTTTCAGGCTGCGGTCTTTGCGGCGGGTGGTCGTCGGCGGGTCGGGTTTGTCCGTCATGGCAGGTCCCCCACCGGCTCGCCGTTGCCGTCGATGCGCACATTCCGACCGTCCAGCGCCACGGTGTAGCGGTCTCCTGCGCAATACGCGCCATACCACGCCATGATGTCAGGCACCGATGCTGTGTCGCAACGGATCGTCGTGTTTTTCGGTGTCGCGTCGGCATTGCTGAATACGAGTGTGCGGATCATATCGCGAGCCTCCCCTGTTCTGGCGTGGTGTCGATTGATGCTGCCTCGGCACGGGCGCGGGCGGCGCATTCCAGCAGCCATTCCGCGAATTCAGGCTGGTGCTGACGGGCTGCGGCTTCCCGCTCATCCACGGCTGCGATGTAAAGCAGCGTGGCGAGTCGCTCGGCTGGGGTCTGCGGCCTCATGCCTCTGCCCTCACGATGATCTGACTGACACGCTGCTGACAGACCCCGACGCGCCTGCCGATCTCCGACAGGGACACCCCCGCATCTCTCATGGCAAATATCTCGCGCTCGCGGTCGATTTTGCGATTGGGCCGGATAGGGCTGCCCAGCATTTCCAGATGGCCATACCGCTCCAGATGATTTCGGACCGTATTTTTATGGACGCCAGCCGCCTCTGCTACCTCGCGCTGGGTGTCGTATAGCTGGTCGCGCCATAGGTAGGTCATGCTGCGGCCTCCACGATCTTTTGCCGGGCTGCCACGATGGACGCCGCGCCGCCGGTGACAAACGCCATCGCCATGTCGGGCCGGTAGCCGATGCCTGCCAGATCGCAGACCTCGCGCCAGTCCGGGCTGTTGAAATACATGCGGGCCTGCTCGATCTCGCGGGCCTCGCTGCATACGATGTGGCGGACGCTGTCGATGACGGCGGAATGACCGCGGCGCGCGGCGCTGATGCGGCGGTGGTGGTCTTTCAGCGCCATGACGGCCACCGACTGCCAGAGATTGCGCATCCCCTCGATTTCGTGCGGTGTCATGCTGCCCTCCCATTCCATGCGCGGCTCACCGTGGTTCTGGCGCAGCCCATCATTCTCGCGACCTGGCTGTAGGACAGGCCCTGACGAACCAGCGCCACGATCTGCTCATCGCGCTCTGTGTTTTTGGTCCTGATCGGTGCCGGGATGTCATGCTCGCGGATGATGCGTTTTACGGTCCCCTCGCTCACTCCGATGCGATCTGCGATCTGATGCACATGCAGGCCCTCGATGCGCAGTCGGCTGACCTCGGCTGCGCGTTCATCGCGTCTCTGCCGGGCGCTTTCGCAGGCACCGCCAGCCATGCGCAGATCCTGCCGCTGTGGGCGCAGTTCCTCGGGGATGCTGGCCAGCCAAGCCTCGCGGATCGCGTCTTGCAGAGAGACGCCGGGGGCCATGTAGGGGGCGAGACGATCCATCATAGCAAAACCTCCTGTCGTGCATCGATCCTGTCCATCCACCGAAAATCCGGGTCGGCCTTGCCCTGCGCCCGCCCGCGCGGATCGCGCCGGTCCCAGACGAACCAGGCATTGCGCTGCGGTGGGCTTCCCTCGCCGGTGAAGTCCAGCTTCCAGCGCATCAGGTAGCACCAGCTGAACGGGTGACGGTCCAGCAGCTCGCCTAGTCCGTTGGCGCGGGCGGCAGGCCAGTCCCACGACAGCAGCAGCGCCAGATAATCCCAGCCCGGTAGATCGAGAGTATGACGCAGCCAGCGGCCCCTGCCGTCGCGCGCGTTGATCTCGCAAAAGGGCGGATTCGTGATGATCGCACCAGCCGGACTGTGGGTCGCGCTGTAGAAGTCCGCCACCGTGCTGTCGGGGCAGCCCCGATCAATCAGGTCCGACGCGGCGCATTTGAGGCCCAGTGCGCGGATCTCGCGCACAAGAGCGCCGTCGCCGCAGGCGGGTTCCCACACGCCCCCGCTATCCCAGATTCGCTGGCCGTCATAGGCAAGCAGCGCCCGGATCGCCTCGGGCTGGCCGGTGGGGTAGAAATCTTCAGCGCGGCGTGTGGCGGTAGGTTGCGGCTTGGCCTGTTCCGGCAGGTCCGCGAACATCGGAGCGGCAGCAGGCGCACGCTTGGCCTTGCCGCTGATGGCGCGGAACAGGGGCTTGGCGGACGGTGCGGCGGTGCGGTTCTGGGTCATGCCGATGCCTCCGATTTGCGCTTGGCGACTGCGTGGATAGCGTGACGCACCGATGACGGATGGCAGCAGAATTGCCGGGCAATCTCGTTCATCCGCATGCCGTCATCGTAGAGCCGGGCCTGTGCGCGCTGGCGAGCATGGGCGATCATCGGCTCCTTGCTGTCGCTGAGAATGGCATCGCGCGATACGCCGGTTTCCAGCGCCACGCAGTCGATGGCAGCGCTGGCCATGTCGGCTGGACGCGGTGCGTCGATGAAGCGGGGGAGCATCATTCCTTCACCTCGGGCATGCGCTTGGCGATGGTCGGGAAAAGCTGAGAGACGACTTCCAGATTGCGCTGGCGGGCTTCCTCGGTGACGACCGGCTGCGCTTCCGCAGGCTTCGGCAGCGCGGCCAGCTTCTGGGCGTATTGCTCGCCACGGCGTTTTTTCAGCATCTGCACGATGTGGCCGGGGTTCGGGCGGCGGTTCGGATTGTCCATCTGCCACGCGATCAGAGCGCCACGAACCTGATCCAGCGGCCAGTCCTCCAGCGCGTCCAGCCAGTGAGCGAGGACCGCCTTCTGCATCTCGGGGCTTTCGTCAGGCTGCCAGTATCCGTTGAGGATGATCCGAACCTCAACGCCAATCCGCCCCCGATGTTCTGCGCATTGCTGCGGCGTCATTGATGAGGTCGCGGAAGGCGTCGGATTGGGCAGCGGCGCGAGGCTGTGAACGGGAAGATTTGCGGTCATCGTATTGCCCTTCCATCAAACGGGTGAATTTTTCTTTGCTGATGAGGAAGTCGAAACTTGCGACCCATCCGCGTTCATTGTCGCCAGTGCAGAGCGGCGAAGCGCGGGCCTTGGACATGGCGACCCGCCATCCCTCGATCCCTCCAGCTTCACGGAGACGGGCAGCCAGTTTGCCCCGGCGCTCACGGCTCAGCTTCTGAACCTTTGACCACCCGACAGCTTCGGCCGCTTCGTTGTAAGCCGAGACAGCCTGCGAAATTTCATCGACATGGGCGAGGTCCGGCAAAGTCGGCTGTGCCGACAAGGAAGCTTTAGCTTCCTCTCTTGTTGTATTGTTATATTCTTTCTTTACTGCGTCTTCGGCGCGTCCCCGGTGCGTCCCCGGTGCGTCTTTGGTGCGTCCGTCTATCTGATACTTGTCGTAATTACATATAGTTACATGCGTCTTTGGTGCGTTCGCCGAGCCCACTGTCGTGCGTCCGATCATGCCCTCCCTTTCGAGCACGGTCAGAAACGTCCTGACGCGCTTGTCAGACCGCCACATGAAAACGGACTGCATCTCGCGGAGCGTGGTGACGAACGATCCTCTCGGGACCTCGATCATCTCAGAGCCTACACGGTGGCGGGTATCGTCCCACGCCGACTGCGCCAGCATCCACATCCATGCTTCGCGCTCGGTCATCTCAGAGCGCTTGAAAAGCGGGTGATCCCACAGGTCGCGCTCAATGGTGATGAAGCCAGCCATTATTCCGCAGCCTCCGACACGATCCGGTCACGCAGATCGCGATAATCGTTGGGTTTCCACGCAGGCCATTCGGCCATGATTTCGCGCGCCAGAAGGCAGAAGCCGTCCAGCGTGACCTCGGCCCATTGATCGGCAGGCCATGCGTCACACAGGGCGCTGAGGGGGATGGCAACGCGGGTCGGCTGGCGGTCGAACCGGAAGATCACCGCCGGGCGCTTGCCGGTGGCGGTGGCGGCTGCAACGGCCTGCACCTTCCATGCGGCCAAACAACTGATGCCGGTCGCATGGCGCTTGCATTCCAGAGCGAACGGGAAGGCCGGATCGTCGGCAATCAGGTCGCCATGCTCGGCTGCGCGGTATTGTTCCAGATCGCGGCGGAAGGTGATGCCGAGGCGGTCATGCAATTGCCCTGCGACCTCGCGCTCGAATGAAGCACCCTTTTCACGGGATTTGCGGCTCATGCCCTACCCTCCGAACAGGTCAGATTGAGCAGCAGCATCGTCAGCGCCTGTGCCTGCCCTTGGTGGTAGCGCCGGTTCGGTCCGGTCTTGGCGAGGCGGCAGGCCCGTTCCCGAGCCTCCGTAATGCTGGCGATGCCAATCTGATGCGGCATCGACATGCGCGGCGCAGGCCCAGACGGTTGGCCCTTGCTGATCATGGGCCGGTCCGAAGCCTCGGATTGCCCATGAGCCGCAGCGGCCACAGCGATGTGCGCGAGGGGCCATGTCATTACCGCGCCCCTTGACGTGAGGGGAAACTATCCCCACGTCCAGATTTATGCACAGCGCCGTTTTCATCCATGAAGGCGCGGAGCCTGTCGGCCACCTTCATGGTCGGGCTGGATTCGCCGATCTTCCACTTCTGCCATTGGCCCCATTGGGCGTTGATGGCGTCACGCAGCAGCTTCTGTGGCGTGATGCCGACACGCTCGCAGTAAGCCTCAATGTCTGAGATGAGTTGTTCCATGCGTGACATTATGGGGTATAAATACCCCACAAAGCAAGAGCATATTTACTCCATTCATGCCGCAACGACCATAGGGTATATTTGCCCCATGGAAATGTCGTTTAAAGAAGCACTTGAGCATGCAATGCGCGTGTCTAAGCGCGGGAAATCCAAGCGTAATGTCGCCATTCTGGCTGGCATATCTCCTGACATTATGAAGAACATAAGTCAGAACAAATCGCGGACGCCCAACGCCGAAGCAGCAACGAAAGTGGCCGATTTCTTCGGTGTGTCATTGTCCGACTTTTATGCGGGAAACATTCCTGAGGATATCGGCGAGGACGCGACCGAGATTGCAGAGGATGCAGCCAAGGTCAGCGGGGTTGTTCGAGGACTCAGCAAGGAAAGTCGGGAGAAGGTTCAGGCGTTTGCTGAAGCCCTTCGTCAGACAGAAGAAGCTGCTCGGCGTAGCGAATGACCTCCTGCCGCCCTTCCGGACTCAGCCCTTTGAATGTCATTTCAACCCACTCATCTACATCATCCATTCCACGTCTCCCTCACCCTACACGAGAACAATAGGCGAACTCCCGCCGATTCTGGCACCTGTCTAAAACGACAAGTTTTGCCGAGATGCTGTGCTGACGGGGTGAAATATCTAGATGTTGTGTCTAATTGGAGAGTCCCGAGATGAACGATAAAGACCGCATAGCCCAACTCGAAGCCGAACTCGCCGCCACCAAGCGCGCCGCCACGCACATGATGGTCGGCATGGCCATGGGCATCGCGTCAACGCCTGAGGGGCGCGAGGAACTGGCGGCGGGGTTTGCCGAGGCGGCAGACGATCCAGACCCGGCGATTGCCGAGATGGCGCAGGCTGTGGCGGATGCGATCAGGGCGGCGCTGTTGGCGGATGAGTGAGTGGGGGTGATGTGAGTGAAATTATTGTCCCGCTAATTGGGCAGCTAAGCTACCCAAGCGTTGTAGTTGATCTGAACTCAGCGGGCTTGATTGTGACAATCCCACCAGAAATGGTTATATTTGACCTTGCGAGGGTTGGGTTTGTTGAGCCGTCAGGCGTGGTGATGCTCCACAACCTCACTCGCTTCCTCATCCATCAGGGATGTCGGGTCGCCTACCGAAATTATGCGGTCCAGCGTCCCGGCCTGATGTTCCTTGATGGAGCAGGGTTCTTTGAGGATGTGCTAAAGCAAAAAGCTTTCGTCGGCACGCGGAAACAACCGACAACACTAAGTTTGAGGGAAATCCGAACGATTGACGCTCACGGTTGGGTGCAAACTGACTTCCTGCCATGGCTATCGCATTGCTCAAGACGATCTGCGGCGGCTCTTGGGCACTTCGGCTCGTGCATCAGCGAAATCTTCAATAACATTCGTGACCACAGCGCGCATCAAGTCGGCAGCATATTCGCTCAGTGGTATCCAAACATAGACACTCTGAAACTAGCCGTTGGCGACTTCGGTCGAGGCATCCCCGCGACGGTGGCAACGGTGGAGCCGGGCCTGACGGGCGCTGCCGCAATAGAACGTGCTTTCGCCCCCAACTTCACCAGTCAAAGCACGCCCAAAAACCGGGGCGCAGGGCTGGACTTCACACTCAACAACGTGTGCATCGGGCTGAACGGAATGATGACCGTCTACTCCGGCGGCGCTGCGCTGCAAGCCCTTGCAGGTGGACAAATCCGGCACCTTAACCCTATATTTGGGAATAGCGGCTATACTGGAACATTGTTCGAGATCATCCTGCCAACCCATGCGATACCAGAGTTCAACCCGCAAGAAGAGGAAATGATATGGTAATTCACGTCAAAGACCACCTCTCGGGGTGCGCCACCAATGAGGACGGGGAAGCCCTGCTTACTCTGGTGGACCGCGAGATTCGGGACCGTGGTGTCGCGCATGTCGATTTCCACGGCGTGATCTACGTCACCACATCATTCGTGAATTCTGCCTTCCTTCCGCTTCTCGACCGAATGTCATTTGATGAGGTAAAGGGCCGCCTGAAAGTGACAGGCGCCCTTCCGCAGATCGCTGACATGGTGCGAAGAAGGATGGCGGACACCGCCTCACGAGTAGCAGCCTAACCCCAGCCCCGCCCCGAGCGGGGCTTTTTCATGCCTACCAGCGCCGCATCTTGTACGGCCTGTTCCGCCTCCCATTCGTCACATGCGGCGAATTGTAGACGATGGATTCCGTCCCATCCGCCAGCTTGAACTCCGGGAACGCCTCCAGGAACCGCACCGCGTCGGCCAGTGACCGCGTGTAGAGCGCGTATCCGTCCCGCTCGTGGACCGTTGACCAGCCGTAGAACTCTGCGTTGCCCAGCCCGTATGTCTCGCTGAGCCAGATGTGCGGATCGCGTCCCGGCCCCAGATCCTTCGCGAAACCGCCCGGCAGCCCTTGTAGCAAAACGCGCACGGGGAATGCGAGGTCGTCGGTTTTTTTCTGCGGTGTCCGGGCCATGGCCAGAGCATGCCCTGAACGCGGGTGATTCTGGAAGGGCGGTGGAGTAGGCAGATATGCCCGAAATCATTTATGGAGTTATTTTACCCTTTTCTGGTTGACAGTGGGGTAAAGTTACCCCATTCTTCATCTCATAGCAGGACGCGAAGAAGCACCCGCCGATCCGCCTGCGTCCCTCAAGAGATGGAGATTTCAGTGAACCATTCCGTTGCATTCCCCGACGCCCCGGCTCGCATTCAAGCGGCCATCGACGCTGGCATCCTCAAGGCTGGATCGTGGGGCGATGGCACCGAAACCGTATGCATGATGAGCGCCATCGTCACTGGCGCGGACAGCACGAGTGATTGCGTGACTGCTGGCTGGCCGGAATGGCTGGCGTCGCTCAATGTGTCGCTGTTTGACGCCCAAGTCGGCGCTGTCGATGAAGGTAAGGCGCGAGCGCAATTCGCGCTGGACCTGACCATGTCAGCCTCGGAGCCGTTCGATCACGAAGCAGCTCGCACCCGGTTCCTGATCTCCCGGATTGATACAGGCGAACATAGCGCGCTCAAGTCTCTCCGTCTCAATCCTGTGGATGCAGATTGGTGGCGAGAGGCCGAACGGGTTGTCCAGTGGATCAGCGATCTGCTGCGCCGAAAGTTGGCAGGTGATGATGTGGCGGAAGAAATGGACGCCGCCGATGCCGCCGCCTATGCCGCCGATGCCGCCGCCGATGCCGCCGCCGATGCCGCCGCCCGTGCCGCCCGTGCCGCCGCCTATACCGCCCGTGCCGCCGCCTGTGCCTCCGCCGATGCCGCCGCCTATGCCTCCGCCGATGCCGCCGCCGATGCCTCCGCCGATGCCGCCGCCGATGCCGCCGCCGATGCCGCCGCCCGTGCCGCCCGTGCCGATCTCATCAGCGCAATCGAACAGTCGAGGATTGAGTAATGACCCTGATCGACCGCGAAACCCTCAGCCGCGATCCGCGATACTACCGCGCGCTGGCTGACGAATACGAGCGCCAGAACAGCATCAAGCTGACCCGCTCACCGTGGGACGTGCGCAACAGCATCACGCTGGACGACTACCATGCCATCCCCGCTCACATCGCAGCCGACGCGCTGGCGAAAGGAGGCCGCAAATGACCCGCATTGACCCTCTCAACGCCACCATCTGGATCGGCGGTCTGATCTTCGCCGCCGCCGTCTGGGCGTTCGCCATCTGGGGCGCATTCGACATCGGCAGCCGTGTCATTCCGTGGCTGTTTCAGGACGCCGGGACGCTGACGGGCTGTGAGGCTCTGAACGCGGCGGATTGTGTCGCCTTCGCTCAAGGGGGCCTGTGATGACCGACTACAACGATGGGCGCTGGCATGGCTGGAATGGCGGGGAATGCCCGGTTCATCCTGAGACGCTTGTGGAAATCGTGTATTTTGAAGAAGGAATTACCCACAACGAGGCCCTCTGCAAATATTGCGATTTCAGTGATGAGGCTGATCTGCCCATCATCGCCTTCCGCGTCGTGAAGGAACACCGCGAGCCGCGTGAATGGTGGATCGTGCCCGGTCGCACTGAAATGCCCTGCAGCATTCCGGGATATTACACGAAACCGTGCGTCGGCGCTGTCCGCGTTCGCGAGGTCTTCGATGACGAAAAATCGGAGGGGCTGTGATGCGCTGGACGTTCTACTACGACCGCGAGGCCGAAAATCATTTCATCAGCGACAGCCGCGACAAAACCGTTGCGATGGTCCATCAGCCCGACCTGGTACCGCTGCTGGCATCAGCGCCGGATCTGGTGGACGAGGTTGCGAGGCTGCAATCGCTGCTGACCCGCGCGCAAAAACTGGTCCCGGCCTGCCACTCACGCTGGCATATCGACGCCACCGCAATTCTGTCTCGCGAGGTGGCAGCATGATGGACGACAACGCCGCAGATTTCCGCATCGACTGGTTGCGCGACGATGATGGGCACGAGTTCACCGGGTTCACCGACGAATACCGCGCCATCGTTATGGAGGATGAGACGCGCAAACGCGAGGCGTTCGAGGCCTACCAGCGCAGCTTTTCCGACGACGCCGTCACCGGCCCAGACGCCTGCCGCGTCTGCAATGGAGAGGGGCATATCGTGGAGGCATCAGAGCCGTATCGCGGTCGTGAACTGATCCCATGTTTCGCCTGTGCTGGCAGCGGTGGCCGCGCCTCGATCACGCCCGAAGTCGCTGATTACACCGGACAGATGCTGACCCAGATGTTGGGTCGCGTCACCTGAACCCTGCGCTACTGTCCCGCAGGAAACTGCCGGGAAACCGGCTCTTTTATTCGAGAGGATGCAATGGAACGCCCTCAATTAACCCACCCCCTGCGCCCCTTCACCGCTGCATGGCTGGCCGGGGGAATCACCGCGCTGCAATCGCTGGAAATGCAATACCGCGCGGAAATCCAGCGCCACACCGCAATTCTGCGCGACTGTTGGACGCCCGGCAACATCGGGTTTCACCGCCGTGAGCGGGCGAAGGCCTACGGCAAGCTGCGCGCGCTGCGCAAACGGAGGATGCAATGACCAATCTCGCACATTGGGATCGGTTCGCCGACATCGATCCCCAATTCACCAAGCCGATCACCGGCAAGCAATACAAAGGCACGTCGCCCAATCCGCAATATGTGATCCGCTGCCTGACCGAGATGTTCGGCCCTGTTGGTCATGGCTTTGGCTGGGATGTGGTGGCCGAGGATTTCATCCCTCTCGGCGATGAGGTGCTTCACTGGTGCCGGATCAAATTCTGGCACACCGACCGGAGCAATACCTTCGACGCATACGGCCAGACCAAGGCGCTGATGAAAACGCGTAACGGCATGATGATGGACGAGGATGCACCGAAAAAGAGCCTGACCGACGCCATCATCAAGGCAGCGTCACAGATCGGGATCGCCGCCAATATCTTTCTGGGGCGTTGGGACGATCAGAAACACGTCGCCAAAGTCGAGGCGGAATATCGGGCCGAGGACCGAAAGGCCGAAGCCGATGCCGCGCAGATCGCCATCGACAGCCTGAACAGCGCCGCCACCATCGAGGCGATGGCCGCGATCTGGTCTGACCTGCCCCGCAATATCCAAGCTGACCGCCGCGTCATCGCAGCGAAGGATCAGCGCAAGAACGAACTCCAACCGAAAGCAGCAGCATGAAAATGTCCCTGATGTGCGATGCGAGCGGGTGTGACCATATCGAATATGTCGATGGCATCACCTCAGACCTCATTGGTAAGCCATGCCCAAAGTGCGGCGAAAACCTCCTGACTGATGAGGATTACAAGGAATCAATGCCCATTTTTGCTGCCTGGAAAATCATTCTGGCAATGGGCATTATTTCATCCCCCGATGACCCACGTAGCGAAGGCACCCTTGTGGAAGTTCGACACCATGACGGGGAAACCACCGTAAAAACGAAAGTCCACAAGCCATGAAAAATCTTACCATCGCAGGCGGCATCGGCAAAGACGCCGTGACCCGCACCACCCAAGGCGGTGACAAAGTGACCGGATTTTCGGTCGCGGTCGAGGAACGCAACGGGCAGGACAAGCGGACGCTGTGGTTCGATTGCTCGCTCTGGGGCCGTCGCGGCGAGGCTCTGGCGCAGTATCTGACCAAAGGCACCCGCGTCACCGTTTCTGGCGATCTGTCCACGCACGAGCATGAGGGCCGCACCTATCTGACTGTGCGGGCCAATGATGTCACCTTGCAAGGTGGAGGTCAGCGCAATGACAGCGGCTCGGCAGCGGGTGGCGCTGCAACCGGATCAGCGCCGGGTCGCGCGGACTACGAGGACTCGATCCCGTTCGCCCCACAGGTTTTGTGATGCGCCGCCTGCCGACATACACCCCTGACCAGATCCGCGATGCCCTGCGCACAGCGGTTCTGCAAACGGGATGGAGCGAGACAAGCCCCGACACCGCGTCAGTCGCTGCATGGCGGCTGGCAGGGTATCAGGCTGATGATGTGGCGCTGGATCACGCGGAAGCCGCTGTGGCTGCCTATCAGGCGGGGACGAAATGAGCCGTCACGCCATCACCATCCGCCCAGAGACGGAACCGCGCGACCGTGCCCGTCTGGCTCACTGGATCAGCCGGATACCGGTCGGGTGGCGATGCGAATTCAAGGAAGCCAAACGCAGTCACGAGCAAAACGACCGCCTGTGGGAACTGCTAGGCCGCGTGTCGAAGCGCATGACCGTCAATGGCGCGCGGTTCGATCCTGAAAGCTGGAAGTGCATCTACATGAAGGCGATGGGCAAAGAGGTCCGCGTTCTGCCGATGCTGGACGGAAACGGTATTTTCCCCACTGGTTTCAGGTCATCTGACCTGTCTGTGCGCGAGATGTGCGACCTGCAAACATTCATCGAGGCTCATTGCGCCGAGCAGGGCGTGGATATCTGGGCGACGGAGGACGCATGATCCACCAGAACCACACCCAGCAATTCACGCCCCCGCCACACATCGCGGGATGCACCGGCAAGCGGTCATTCGCGACCCAGAAGCAAGCCGCCCGACGCGCCAAGCTGATGCGCCGGAAATACGCCGAACCGCTGACGGAATATTTCTGCCGCCACTGTAACCGCTGGCATATTGGAGGGAACGGGGAATGAGCTTCATCCGTCTGGAAGGTCCGCAATTCAAGACGCCGCCATGCGTCAGCAAGGCTGCGCGAGACTTCGCCCGAGGCCAGACATGCACCCTGCGGCTGGATGGCTGCAACGGGGGCACGGACACAACCGTCCTGGCGCATATCAGGCGGTATGGATGGGCGGGCGTGGGGCAGAAACCGCATGATTTCCTCGCGGTCCATGCCTGCCAGAATTGCCACGATCTGCTCGATAGCAGGTCAGCATCTGCGCCCATCGGAGATGACGACATTCTGCGCGCCCTCGGCGAGACGCAATCACGCCTCTACGCCGCTGGCCTGCTCACGCTGAAAGGATCACGGAAATGACTGACACGGCAGAACTGGAACGGCTGGCGGCAATCATCCCTCATAGCCCTTGGATATCGTCAAATGACCATCCAACGAATGCCTGCGCTTATGTGCGGGACCAAGACGGTCATGATGTGTGCACGATTTATGAGGCGGGCGATAACGTCCCATCACCGCGCGATGGTGAGAGTTGGGCGGATCAACCCATCAGGGACCAAACCGCCCGCGCCATCGCTCTTGTGCCTGAACTTCTGGCCGAGGTGATCGCGCTGCGGGCCGAGGTGGAGCGGTTGGCGGAGGCGCTGACATCCCTTGTCGAATTGAACGACGAATATTCACCGTTCGGTGGCGAGATTTATCAGGATCGTATCGAACGGACATGGGACAGGGGGCGACAATCCCTCGCTGCCCACACCCAGCGCGTGAACGCAAAGGAGAACAGCCAATGACCGACGACCCCGTGGCCGATCTGGTGGCCGTGCGCCAGAAGATCGCAAAGATTATCTCTGAAGATTGGGCGGACTTCGTGGGGGTCGGTCCATCCGAACTGGCGACCGCTGATCGCATCCTCGCCGCCCTGACCCCGACCAGCGCGGAGCCGGTGGCGGTGGCGGTGCGACATTCATTCGATGGTTATGGGTGGCAGTATGCTGACCAAGGGGACGGGTCAGATTGGCTCGCCCGTGCATTAGCAAAGCCGGACGCACAGCCCCTCCGCGCCCTGACCGGGGAGAAGTCGTGATGGATGACCAGAACAAACCCCCTGAGCGGATTTGGGCAACCGGGGACGCCAGAAACGGCAGTTGGACTGATACTGCACCGGCTCGGGATTGGGATGCACACGCGGTTGAATACGTCCGCGCCGAGAAAGCAGGGGCCGAACGTGACCACTGGAAACGTATTGCAAGACACGCTGGCGTTTGCATGACTTGCCAAGGACCTAATGGCGCACCGGAACCTTATGGCTGTTCCGATTGCCTCAACACTGGATGGTCTGGGGAGTATCACAACGGTTTGGCCGATGCCGAAAATGAACTCAGCCAAGCCCTTGCCACAAACGAACGCTGGCGGCGAAACAGCACAGAGACGTGGGAAGCCATGACGGCCATGCGTAATGAAATCAATCAGCACATTCCCATGCCCAGCATTGAAAGCGATCTACTGCAAGGGCCGGAAAACAGCATATTCTGCGCATCGGTCGCGGAAGCCGTCATAAGCGGCATTCAAGCCCGTGCAGCCGCTGCGGCGATGGAAATGAGGGAACGGGCGGTGTCACTAGCAACATATGAACCAGAGGAATGTGATCGGCTAGGGTCAACCTCACAAATGGAAGTTTGCGACTTTGGCGAGTGGATAAATATCGATGACGTCCGCGCCCTGCCCATCGACCCCGACGCCCAGAAGGCGCTGGATAAGATGCTGGCGAGGGCAAGGGAAGATGCGATCCGGGAGGCGGCTCATTTGATCGAATGCGACGGTGACGCATTGGGAGGCAAGTCTGGCGCTGCTAATGCCATCCTCGCCCTGCTCAACGATGGTGGCCAGCCATGACCCACACTGACCTGATCGCCCGGCTGCGGGTTAACTCAAACCCCGACAATTACGACCCTCGTTCTCTGCTCTGCAAATACGAGATTGAGCGCATTGAAGCCGCCGGCGCGCTGACCGCCGCGCAGGAGCGGATCGAGGCGCTGGAGGAGGCGTTGCGTGAGACAATTCGTGCCATACCGAAGCAGAATTATCATTGCGAAAACGATGAGCAGGATACCACGCTAACATCCCGGAGAAACGCAATCGCGTCAGCCCGCGCCGCTCTCGACGCCACCGGGAAGGGGGAAGGGTGATGGATTACCAATGCCCCGACTGCGGCGGAGGAATGCATACATCAGCAATTCTTTCCGATCCCCCCATATACGAGGCGCGGTGCAGCGATTGCGGAGTCTTGTATCGAAAACGAGCGGTTTTAAAGCGTCAGCTACCGAGGGAATATGAGCGGATTGGAAAGACCTCCCGCCGCGCCGCACAGCAGCCGACACAGGAGGGGTAGATGGCAGCCACAACACCATTCACGCCGGAAACACTTGCCGACAGGTGGGGCGTCAGTGCAGCGTCAATCCGCAACAAGTGCAATGCCGGGGATCTGCGCCATTTCCGTTTCGGACGGCTTTACCGTATCCCGGCGGCAGTCGTAGAGGAGATTGAGGCATGCCAGACATCAGCATCGGACGATTCAGGGGCGGGTTCTGCGTCTATTGGCGCGTCGATGGCCGAAGAACACGGCATCAGCTTGCGGCACGCACCCGAGCGGAAGCGGAAGCAGAGGCAATAGACGTCTATCGGCGCGAGACATTCCATCGCGCCCCAAAGGGCCAAACAGTCGCAGAGATGTGGGAGGCCTATCGGCAGGATCTGGGCGACAAGCCGACCGCCACGACGATGGGCTACACCGGCAAGGCCGTTCTCGCGCATTTCGGCCACTATCGCCCCGACCAGATCACCACCGCCCTATGCCGGGACTATGCGAAAAAACGCACCGACAGCGGCATATCGCAGGGATCTGTCCACACCGAATTGGGCCACCTGCGCAGCGCAATGACATGGGCGAAGAACAACCGTCTGATCGATGCCGCGCCGCATATTGAGCGCCCAGCCAAGCCCACGCCCAAAGAGCGATTCCTGAGCAAGGCCGAGGTGGCATCACTGATCGAGAGTGCAAGCGCCCCTCATATTGGCCTCGCGATCCACCTGCTTTTCGCCACCGCTGGCCGGGTGGGCGCGATACTGGACCTGACATGGGATCGGGTGGACATGGACCGCGCCATCATCAACCTGCGGCTGGACGACGCCACGACACGCAAGGGCCGCGCCATTGTGCCGATCAACCGCGGCCTCATGGCTGCGCTGCAAACCGAAAAAGATGCCGCCCTGTCGGATTATGTCGTTGAGTATGGTGGCCAACAGGTCAGCAGCATCCGCAAAGGGTTCACGAATGCCGTGACGCGCGCCGGTATGGACGGGATCACCCTGCACACCCTGCGTCACAGTTCTGCCGTGGCCATGGTGTCCAGCGGCATCCGCATCGAGAAAGTCGCGCAGTATCTGGGGCACAGCAATGTGGCCGTGACCTATTCGACCTATGGCAGATTCGCCCCCGAACACCTGACAGACGCCGCCGAGGTGCTGGAATTCACGAACCTGAGGGTGGTCAAGTGA